ACAGACAACTCGGTTCGAAGCTTGTCAGCTTCAGAAGCGACACTGCTGTAACGCATGTGCGTTAGGGCAGCCTCCAGATTGTTGATTTGATGTTTCAAAGCATGGCTTAGTAGCTCTTGGGAATCGAAATCTCCGTAACTTTCCTGTAACTGTGATACTTCTTTTTGGATAGCTGATTGACGGTTAATTCTGTCTTGGTCCTCTAATCGAGCTTCAAGTGCAGCAACTTTTTGTACCATCGGGTCAAGGTCCTCGGTATCCCAACTTTCGTCAGAAGAACTAGGAACCTTGTTGTCCATTGGAATATCAAACGATCGAGCTAAAGCTTGCAAAGTCCCACTAGGGTCCTTTTCAAGCGCAACTACTATCGCTTCAGCTTGCTGTAACCGTGATCGCTCGGAGGCCAATTCTTGCGTTTTACGTGTGTAATCTGCTTGACGTTGGTAACCGTCTTGCAATTCATTAAGGCTGACCTGAGTTGACTCGCCATCGACTTTAACGTCGTACAAGTCCCCAGTAGGTTCCTCACTAAATTGCTCTTGGGTTGTATCGAGATTGTCCACCTCAGCGGATTCACTTACAACACCTTCTTGTTCTTCAGGCACAAAGCCCTCCTATATGGAGTCCAAATTGGTTACTCACTAGGAAGGCCCAGGTGTCCCACTTTAGGATGAAGGCAATTCCATCCCCATTTGGCCCTGTAACTGGGCCACAAGTTCAGGCGGCACGCCACCAGTCGGAGCAAAAGCTCCCTCATCTGGAGGAAGAGGCATATTCGCAGGCCCACCAGGCGCAGGTTGCGCTTGCTCTTCAGGCATTGGCTGTTGCTGCATTAAGAACCTGTCAGCATCATTAATACCAAATCCAGCTTGAAGAACATGACGCGCTATCGCTGCAGGGTCAATAACAGTCCCAATCAGAGGAGCAACAGCGTTAAGCAAACTAATTGCTTGCTGTTTACGAATCGTGTCGTTCATTGGCTGCGTAGAGCCAGCCTCACAAGTGAAATCGTATTCACCGATAATGTCATCTCGTGAATACGGAACCCACAAATCAGCGCCGCCATTACCATTAACCCGAGCCATCTGCTCGCCAGTCATATACTGCTGCAACAGTTGCATTACTCGTCGAGCGATCTGCCCAATCGAAATTTCAATAATCGCAAGTTTGTCGGCAGCACGAGCATTCTGGGCATCAGCAATGATGCTTGCTTCAGTCGCAGTTCTGCGAGTCTCGGGGAGAGCTCCTCGAGCGTATTCGCTGATACCGCTAACAGTATTTATGTCACCTTCGATAATGTTTGAGTAGTTGTAGATCTCAGGAGGTATCGGAGTTTGGGGCATCGGAACCACAGTCTCAGACAGAGGCCGATTCTCATCAATAACAGGAACCAGACGGTTATCGTCATCTGACTCTAAAGCCTCTCGGCCTGCTTCACTGAAAGCCCGTTCCATGTACAAGTATTTACGTTGACCACGTTTACGGTCGTTCATAAGTTGCGAACGAGTCTTATCTAGCTCCAGTTGCAAACTCTCAATGCTCTCAAGATCACCCATAGGGTAGAACTGGTCAGGCACATCGTAGTTACGCAACATCACGAAAGGCTGCCCGTATGCGTAAGGCATAGGAGTCGGATCAATCAGATAGCCGTCACTGGTCTCACTGAAAACACAAACAGTGTTATCAGTTATTGAGTAATACTCCCACACTGTGCAGAGTTGCTCACCGCTAGTGAAAGCGCCTTGTTCGGAACGCTGAGGAGGACCATCGTTATAGAAACCTCCGCCACTGTCTGGTCCAACATTCTTTCGAGTAGAAGCCTTGTAGCGTGTATCTTTCTGAACTTCAGTAACAGTCCGAATGATGCGTTGACAAATCCAAGAAGCATCGTCCATGCATGTCGCTTCAGGGTCAATGAAAATATCGAACGGTGAAACTCGTTCAACAAACGGCTGGTCCTGTACGACTCTCATTTCCGTATCAGGAATGTTCGCCATAACTTCTTCGTCAGAAGTTACGTCTTCCGCAAACTCAGGGTTAGAGAAAGCGAAGTCGTCAACCTCTTTGAACATGTCATCAGCTATCTCTGCCTGCTCATAGCTCGACAAAGACACATCTTGTTCAACGAATCTCCAACCAACTTTCAACCAGCCGTGACCGAAAATGAGGAAGTCTTTAACGCTTCTGCGGAACGGATCACGAAAATCGTGGTGCTTCCACAAATGGTTAATGACAGCCTCAACAAACGCAGCCCGATCATAATCTTCGGGAGAGTTTGCTTTAACAACCACCTTCGGATGGTTGACTGCGACGCTTGGCGCAATCACATTTATTGTGCTGAAACTCAGATTGACAGCGATCAGATCTTGCTGCATAGCAGTACTGGCAGGCCAGTGCTTACCGCGATACAGATCGATCATGCGACGCCAGAGACTGTCGTAACCTTGATCGGAACGCCAACTCCGTGAACGATTTAACCGCTCACGATAAAGCTCTAGCTTCTCAGCCTTTGACATCCTCGCCATGGATCACCACGTCGCCTTCTCGGGAAGCTTCTCGATGCTGCGGCCCTGAGCTTTCGCCTCAGCAACAATCTTTCGTTCACGTTCCCTAATAGTTAAACCTTGCTCATCTGAAGGCAATATCGACCGTAAACCCTGCCCATTGTTCACAGACACAGACTTCAATCGAGTACGCCTGTCATATAACTCTTGAAGCTCCGCAAGAGGCACTGTCCCACGCCTTTTTAAGACGTAGGCAGTGAACTCCTCAAACGAAACATTCTCTGGCAGTATCGCCATTACTTCGCTTGAGACCCTCGAAGATTTGGCTGTTTGCCTGGCTGAATGTCGCCAGTCTTACCTGTCTGATTGTCGGGTGTAAAGCGAGGAGTGACCTGTCCATAAGGCCCAGTTTGATTAGCTACGGTCAAAGGACCGAATCTTTGTTTCGGTGAGTTAGCCCCACCTGGTTCCCAAATAGGGTTCGAAACGACCGAACCGCCACGTTCCATAACGTTGTTTTTGCCTTCGTTAGCGCCGTCAACTGATCTGCTTGACGAAGTGTGAGCTATATTGCGACCCATAGTTACTCCAAAAGTGTTGCGTCAATAAGAGCCATTGGGTGTCCCACGGACACTCGAAGCCCCAATATGAGTCCCAGTTCCTGGATCTGCCTCCTTGTTAGACAACCGAGCGAACCAATCAAGAGTCCAATAATCGTCGTGCTTAACCTTGTACTCCGACGCATGGCTATATTTCCTCATCTGATTAGCCAAAGCCAAAGCCATAACACGGTCATCGTAAGGAGAACCAGACATCGAGCCCCGTTCGTTCCGCACGAAAGTGCGTAACTCCGCGATAGTGAATTTGTCGTACAAAACCAGCTCATCGTTCCGTAAAGCAGAACCCAATTCGTCGATCATTAAAGGCTTGCTGGTTCTCGTGGTTTTCCAACCGAATTCTTGCGACACCCGATTAGATACCTGGTTCAAAGACCGACGCCTAAACAAGCGAGGATAGTTAAGATGCCGTAGCTCAGTGATCGTAGTTAACCCGTGGTTGTTCGACTCGACGCAACATAACGCATCGTTATAATAGAGCCCCAACATGAAGACTTCTTCAGCTAACAGATCTGGCGCAATGTGGGCGTGGTAGATAGCTGACTGCTCCCCAGTATTAACATCCAAGACCTGAATCACAGAATAATCGCCATGAGCTAAACCCTCAGCAGTATCCACACCCATCACGTACTGATGACCCACATCAGGCTCAGCGAACATCGTGACCGTCATACTCGAAACTCCACCTGGTTGCCGTTACGCCACATGTATCCCAGTTTCCCACGCTTACAACGAGTAGCCATATCGTCAAGAACTTCCAAACTGAAAACAGTTTGACCAGACTTTATGAAAGCTTCTCGAGCGTCAGACGGGTACTCCTGAGCCAACTGCCAAGGAAGCATTGAAGCCACCTTCTCCTCATACCACGAATCGCCACGATTAATATCGCCAGCGCTCCAAGGAAAGAACATAGGAGAAAAGTTATTAACACCTGTTTCAGCCCCGACCCAAAGATCATGGAAAAAGTTCCCCGAACCGTTAGCAGTGCTCAACCCAATGATGCGCCCGCCAACATCAGAAATTGGCTCTATCGATGCCCACGATTCGGATGGGTTCGGCAAGAACGCCCATTCGTCAACCACGATGAGGCTGGCTGATTCGCCGCGGGCAGGGTCTGACGCACTAGGCATCGAAGTAATTTGTGAACCATTCTGAAACACCATTCTTTGTTGATGATCAACCAACGACTTAGGTCCGCGATCCAGCATCCACTTAGGTAAATGCTGAAACCCGTACTTTGATTTCCGAAGCAAAGAAACTGCTTCACGCTCAGTACGCGACAAATCAATAATGTTTTGATCAGCCCTAAAAAAAGCTAACCAGAATTGGTGAGCAGCAACAAGTGTTGTCCACCCAATCTGTCGCGCTTTAAGCGTCAAAGAATAGCGCTCACTGTCCCATTCCTTCAGAGCCTTAACTTGTGCAGGACGCAAATCAAACAAGATTCGACCATGAGCAGGGTGAGCAATGGACCAGTAATTGCGTAAGAAGTAAGCCTCATCTTTTCGGCACTTTCGCCACTCGGCTTCTTTCTTAAGGTCATCTAAACGAGAAATGTTAACCAACTCCTACTGGCACTACCCGCAAGCTTTAACAAACAGCGAGCTCACCTATCTACAACAGGTGGCCCATGACGGGTTACAGCACAGCGTCCCAGGAATCCACTTCGGCAAAGACCCCGAAAGGAGGAGCTCAGACATAGCGTGGAGCTACGACCCCCGCACACTCCAAATAGCTTCATCACTCATCTACGAAGCAAACCGAAACGCAGGGTGGAGATTCAACATCACCCACCCAGAAGCCGCTCAACTAACCCAATACTTCATCGGAGGCCAGTACGACTGGCACACAGACGGAAACTCCGACACACACGCAACAAGATCATGGGCAGACATAGAAGACGGCGAAACAATCCCACTCAACATGACCCGAACACCAGAACTCGTCGGCAAAGTCCGCAGACTCTCCCTAACAATCAACCTGTCAGACCCCAAAGACTACGAAGGAGGCGAGCTAGAAATCGACCTAGGACAAAACCAAACCCAACAACTCAAAGGCCAAGCAGGATCAGCCGTAGTCTTCCCATCACATGTACGCCACAAAGTAACCCCCGTCACCAAAGGTGACAGAACATCGATAGTGCTCTGGATGAACGGCCCGCCGCTCAGCTAAACCACTACCAACTAAACCTTTGATTCATGATCTCCTGAACAAAATCTCGAGGATCTTGGCTGAGAATATCTCGGAACGCATCTTTATGATGATGGATATCATTTAACTCGTGGTGAAGCTGTTCGCCATCACGATCCAGATCATCCCACTGCTGCTCAAGCTCCTCAACACGGTGAGTAAGCTCAACGTAAGCCCACGTCTCTATAGACTCTAACCGAGTTTCCAAACCCTTAAAATCGATACCTTCCAATGCCCGCTCAATCGATTCAAGACGGTTAAGGACCACAGTAGGCTCCCCAATCTCCTCCATATCTTGCTGCAACTGAACAATATCTGTAGACAACGTATTAATTTTGTTAGAAACTGCTGCGGCGTTCCAAACTATAACGGCGCTAACTGAGGCTACAGTCATAATGAGACCTAATGTTAGACGGCTTATACGAACCTGCTTGAAATCATTTGATATGTCGTCCTCGCTCACTTCTTTTTCTTCCTCGTCATCGGCTTACCAGTGCGCTTAGCTTCCTTAGAAGCCGCAGCACGACCTTTCGGAGAATATGAATAACTTTTACCGCCAACTTTTGGCATAACTAGCTCCTACTGACAGGACTCGCACACATCGTACGAATCAACCAAACATTCGATCACTTCATCATCCTCAAACATCCAAGCATTCGGACAAACCACCAAACCATGACAGTCACACAACTCAATCCGCTCACCCATCATCTCCTCAGGCAACTCATCACTCATCATCACGCCTCAAAGAGTCCAACAACTCCTCCAACTCATCAACAAGAGCACCATCACTCAAAGAAGCAGCCTCAGCATCATCAATAACCAACTGGCGCTTCGGCGTGAACTTCTCCACATACTGCAAATAAAGAGAAGCAGCCTTAACATCACCCCCAGCAGCCTCCTTATAGACCGCATCAATCACAGACTGCACACGCTCCACATGAACATTCAACTCAGCCGCCCTGGCCTCCCACTCCTTACGAAAACGAACATCACGCTTCCACTTACGAGGCAAATCCTCATGCACCCCAACCTCAGCAGCCCAAGCCTTCTGAGTGCTCGGAACCCTCTCAGGACCACACAACAACCAGTCCAAAAACAGTCGCCAAGTATCAGGCATCGTCTGCACACCAGTATCAGGGTCGGTGATCCAACCCTTACCGCCACCATTCTGAGGCATCAAAAACTCCTGTCGCCACAAACAACAGCAGGGCGTCCCACGCAATGTGGGACACCCCACTCTCTTCAGAAAGAGAGAGCTAGCGTAACACCTTCAGACTTGACGGTGTTACACCGAGCTAGCGCCGAACTGCACGAAACAACGTGGCGTACAGTTCAAGCGCACCAGGAATTCAAAATGATCACGCACTGTCCCT